TCAGACCACTTCTTTTCATTATGTGGATTAATATTCAATAATTTATCGGCATTTTCTTTCCAAAAATTAACCTTTCGTTCTGTTTCGATCTCGCTTGCAGTTTTTGGGGTAATTTGATTTTTACGAGCATTCATTAAATCTAAATCACTTTCTGTAGCTTTTGGTTTCTTTCCAAAACAATTAACGCCAAATTTAATATATGGATTTGCCATATAACCACCATTTACGCCCGGTCTACCGCAATTATTTTTATTCTTTGGTTTTTTTTGTAATTTTTTCCATGTTTCTTTTTGTGTAGGAAAGAAAGCCATTTGATTATCCGACCATCCATAATTGCACCAATCTGCGCCTTTGTTATACGCATCTTCAATTTCATCGTATGTAGCTAGTCTTGCTCCAAATGCACTACATACATTTTGCGCGTCATCGTAAGTATATAAATTATTAGAAATATTAAATACTTCATCTCTATCTATGACTTTTTTCTTTTCTTCGGTCTTAGAAGCTGGTTGTTTAGTATTATGTTTAGTATTAGATAAATCATCCCACCATTTTCCTACACTATCATAAATATTATCAACAATTGATATACCTAAAACATAGGTGAAAAACATTACAAATAGAAGCATTACTAAATAAATAATACTTTTTGCTACAATCAAATGCAATAACCTAGGCATTTTTTCCATATCATATGGAATTTTAAATAAAAACATAAATACATAACATATTACCAATATAATAACCATATATAAAGTAGTATTTGGATCTTTCAACTCATGTTTAAATTCATCTAATAATGTCATTGTTATATGAGAACGTTTGTAGTCAGACAATTGAAAATAATAATATATTAAAAATACAATGATACCTACAAAAAGAGCTATATCCACTGTTTGATTGAATCCTGTTTGAGTTGTATTTATAAATATACCAAACCCAAAATATATAACTAAATATATTGCTAAAAACCACGTAATCAGATCTAAATTGTATTCGTTGAAAATATTAGACGTATTTATTTGGTTAGATGATTCTTTATTAGAGGTTGATGTGGTCATCTTACTTGCATCTTTTGTACTATTTCCACTTGCATCTTTTGTACTATTTCCACTTGCATCTTTTGTACTATTTCCACTTGCATCTGGCATATTATATAAATAACTATTATATTATACAAAGTTATTTTTTTTACGATAAAACAAACAATATGCCATAGGAGTAATAACTTCAGAAGGAAGGCCTACATTTTCTACGGTTTGGTCATTAAAATGCAACCAATTTCTTTTTGCATTTTTAACAAATGCAGTATAATGTCCCATATAAACATTACCGATATGATTACATACTGCATATAATTCATATTTATAGGATGATGCGTTATATCCAGTTATATATTTCGATAAATCTAAATTGTCTATTGGAAAATCAATTAAATCATTCATTTTATGACTTCCATCCATTGAAAAACGTTTTAATGTAATTACTAATATTTTTGGAAAATTCCAAAATGAAATTCGTTTTTGTATATCTTCTTTTTTATTTGTTTTTTCATTAAACCATGCGTTTTCTCCAGATAAATATTCCGGTTTTGTAAATAAATCGAAACAATCATAGAGAGAACAGTGCGATTTGTTCGGTGGAATAGACAAGTCCAATATAAAAAAGTTCTCGGGTTTAATACAGTGTTTTGTATTTCCATCCATGGAAATAATTTCTGATACGTAAATACCATAAAATAAATCCATTATTTCAGAATATTCTTTTTCATAAACATTTTTTAATAATGTATAACATTGAATTGCTAACTCATCTACATTATTTTGTTTATTTCCTGAAATCTTAATTTTAACTGAACGCGAAATACTCGTATGCATGCAATCTATCATGAACAATAGAAATTCAGGCATATCATTTTGACTCCATCCTGTAAATAGTTCTCTATCTTTTATTTTTGCAATTCTATGAACATTATAAACAAATTTATTTGGAGAAATTAGTTCATTTTGCTGCCACATAGAAGTTCGCAAATCGTCCCATTCTTTCAATATTTCTGAATCATCTACTTTTTTTAGATATTTAATATAATTTTTTGAATCTAATATCTCATTTAATTCGTATGTATGACTTAATGCTTGTAAACAAGAGTTCAAAAAACACGTATTTCCCAAATTAACTAATCCAGTATTACCTTTATCATGATATTTATTTAAATTTAATTTTTGCATGTATTACATATTTAACATGTAAAAATTTTATATGCTTTTATATTGAATTGAAAATAAATAATATAATATAATATAAATATATATAAATAGTATTATTATATTTATATTATATTATATTATTATGGAAACTTACTCACAAAGAAATCAAGATAGATTTGTAGTTGATGTTTTGAAATCAAAAACAAATGGAACATTTTTAGATTTTGGATGTAGATGTCCATTTGAAGGAAATAATACATATTTATTAGAAAAAAATTATGGATTTTCAGGTTTATCCTTTGACATAGATTCATATGAGATTTCAAAATGGTATCAAACTGATAGAAATTATAATAATGTAATATGTTGTGATCTAATGAATTATAATTTTGAAAAAAAATTAGAAGAATTTTATTCTTCTAATGTAATAGATTATTTTTCTTTTGATTTAGAACCTCCATTATTAACACTTGAAGTTTTAAAAAAATTTCCATTTGATAAATATAAATTTGGGGTTGTTACATTTGAACATGATTTTTATCGTGGATTTGATACGTTAAAACCATCTAGAGAAATTTTTATTAAAAATGGCTATAAAAAAGTAAAAAAAGAATATATGCAAAAATTTGAAACAGAAACTGCTATTTGGTTTTCAGAAGATTGGTGGATACATCCAGACGTTGTTTCTTTACCTGATTCTGTTATAGAACATGATATTATACATTTCGTAGAAGATGATATGAAACCATATGGAATACCATCATTTTGGAATCGTTAGATTTGTGTTAATTTATAGTTGTAATAATATAAATATATATATCTATATTATTCAGTAATGAATACTTTTGATGATTTGAGTAGTTATTTTAGAAATCTAGACCGTTCCACTGAAAGACCTCTGCCTACAAGAAGAATGCAAATAATGCGAGAAATTATATCAAACTATAATGAAAATGTAAGATTAAATAATCAACAAATGATGGAATATCATCAAAATATGCGTGAAATATTGGATATGGTTCGCAGTTTTCCTGATTTACAAACACGGGCCAGTTCTATTCCTATCCCAACATCCAATAGAAATACAAATCGTTTACATACTACAAATATTTATCCAGAATTATCGACTTTATTGTATCTTCTTAGCAACAGTATAGATTATACTACAATTGAAAGGCAACAATCACATCGGACCGAGTCTCTATCTAGGTCGCAAATTCAAACTGCTACAAGAAATATTCATTATACGACGGATTTAAGTTATAATGTATGCCCGATTTCATTGGAAGATTTTGTCGAAAATGAAGAAGTATGTCAAATAAAACAATGTGGACATATATTTAAAAAAAATAGTATTATGAGATGGTTTAGTGCTAGTCATGTACATTGTCCAGTATGTAGATACGATTTACGTAATTATCAAGAACCAACCAATGACACAGATGAAGCTACTACAGAACCGATACCAGAATCAAGAGAGTCCAATACAACTGAAAACAATTACAACATAAATACGTCAGAAAATAGAAATATTCGATACGTTCAAGACATGTCGGGTATATTTACAAATTTATATGAACAATTATTATCAAGTAATATGATGGATTCAGATTCATCTGGCAATCTTGTATATACATTTGAATTTCCAATATATGCAAATTATCGGTAAAACATAGTTATCGTTTGAATTTTATTTTTTTCATTCGCAATTTTAGTCAAGAATTTATCGAATAATAATGTTTTAACTTTTGTTGAACAATATTTTTCTTTCTTTTTCATAAATAATTCGTAATCTCTACTATATTCAATTTCCATATTTGATATATCCTTTTTATATGTTTTTATTGCATTCGATTTTCGTTGATATTCCCATATTTGTTCTACGGCTAATCCAAATAACTGCTGTAATGGTTTCATCAATTGATTCGTAATGTAATAAGTATAATCGATTTTTAGTTTTTGAGATGTTATATATTCAGGTGTCTCAATACGTTCGCCCAATAACGCTTTTGGTGTTGAAGAATTCACATATAAGAATTTTATTCTATCACCAGGTTTTGGTTTATTTCCGGGGTCTCTTTTACCAATTCGATCTGCAAGAACTTTATGTGCAATTTGATTCGGATTTTTATAATCACTTCGAAGGGCTTTCGTAATAGCTAATTTATCCATTGGTACTGTTCCATTGATCAAATTACCAAGAGATTGATCTAAATATTCAATTGCTTTTTGTATATTATTTTCTTTCATGAGTATATTCAAAATACCACCGTAAGTATCTTTTAAATAATCACATGAATCTCGTCGTTTCAATGATAACCCCATGTATTTCAATTTACCTTTGTTTGCGTCTGTTTCATATAGCATACCAACATAACGCTTCTTTGATAACAATACAAATGGCATTAATGTTTTTTCATAACTTAATTCCATTGGTGGTTTTAAATATGCAGAACATAATTGAGCGGCATCTTGTGCTATTTCTATCGTCATTTCTAATGCTGGTTTTCCGCGAATTTTTTCTCCAGTCTCTGGATTTTCTAAGTTAAATGTGAAGAATACACTATCAGTGTCACCGTACACATATTCAGCATTGCATTTTACTGGCCCATGAATAGCAGTCTCATAAACTCTATCTCTATATACTTCTTCTATAATACGTTTTGCATATATAATCATCATACGACCAGTTGCAGTAGTAGAAGCAGCTACATCTTTTTCATAAAACGTCGATGTTTTTGCACCACACTGACCATACAACGAATTTGCGGTTACTTTATACCCAAGTTGTCTTTTATCTAATATATTTTGCATAAATGGATCTTTTTCGGTTTTTATAAGTTTTCTTGTATCAGACCGCGCTTTCAAAAGCTCTTCTAATATAGATGGCATAATGGATTTTTGATTCTCAGGAAGTTGTGCCCATCTACAAATCATTTTACCCGATTTAACTTTTTCAGCTCTTGATGTAGGTGTTTTTCTTATGTATCGGAATGTATCGAACTCTATATCAATATATTCATATCCAGGATAATTATCATAAATATAATTACCGGATGCATCTTTTTCACCGGTCTCTTTAATTAATTTTCCTTGTAAATCGTATTCTTTTGTCCATACTTTACTATCATGTGAATAGTTTTGACTAATCATAGAAGATGGATACAATGATGCATAATCGACACATGCTACTGGGTTGTCCATATACATAGAACATTTTGGTGGAAGTACAATAGCACCTTCATACCCATCATTTTCATAAGATTTATCCAAATCCGGCATGAGTGTATTTTTTTCACGACATTTTTTAGCTACATAACTTGTTAATTTAATACCCTGACCTCGAAATACTAAGAAACTAATAGGAACACTGCAAATACGGGACATTTCTACGTACCCGGTAATTACATCAATCTTATTCATCAAATGATGAACTAGATTACAATCTTGAATACAGTATTTTGCAACAATCGCTCTATCTGCAGATGTGCCTTTTGATAATCTAAAAATATCTTGAGGAGTAACATCATCTTTTGCGATTCCCCATTTTATAGATTTTGTGGTATATTCATCTAATTCAACCTGTTTACCTTGGATAATAATTACATTATACGTATTTGTTTGCTCTTTACCTTTAACCATTTCTGTAAGTTGTTTATTGCGAACAATATCAATTACTCGAAATTTCTTACCATCTTTATAATAATCTGAGGTGAATCCTATAATCTCAATGTGAATATAATCATTCATATTCAACCCAGTTAAATTTCCACTATATAATTCAGTTGTATCTCCATAATCGGGATGATCGACGTAAACTATTTTTTTAACATCATCACTTATGTATTGACCGGCTACGTCATCTAATTTATAAGACGACAAATTAAAATCTCTACGAAAATAAGTATACATATCTATTTGCAATCGACCACTTGTTTTAAAATATCTTAAATCGTATTCACCACTTGCTAATTGAACTTTCGTATTTTCGATAGCAATATTACCTTGTTTATTTTCAGTAGCAGACAACTCACCTTTATTTCGAGAAAGCATTAAGAAATCACGTTCGCAATGATTTTCTTCAGCTCGTCTGAACATGAATTCATAATCAAAACCAAATATGTTATATCCTATAATAATATCCGGATTTTCTTGTTGGATTAATTCGGTCCATTTAATTAATAATTCATTCTCTGTTTTTGCAGATTCAATAACCGCACCTTCAACCGAATCACATGTGCCCAATACCAAACAATGATTTAAATATGGTTCCGCTTCACCATATCGCATAAAGGTTGAACCAATAAATGTAACCTTATCACCTTCTAATTCTGGGAAAATACTGGTTAATACTTTATCGACAAATTGCAATTTTTGTTCTCTATCATATTCGTCATTTAGTAATACATCCACAATTGTGGTTTTTGTAGTTATTTTTGGCATCTTCGTAGATTTTCTATAAAATGTACGATTTTCAGCAGATTCTTCTAATTCGTCGTTATCTTCATCATCTTCAGGATTATTTATATTACCGTCATTTGTTATATCATTACAATTATTCATATTTTCAAATATAGATGTAATTGTCATTAATTTTGCAGTAATATCAGAATTCATTTTTTCAGCATCTTTAATTGAAGTTTCTAATAAAATCTTGATCATTTTTTTAACATCTTCTTTTGTCGGTACTATTTTAGGATATACCAAATCAACGTCGTCGAACTTTTCATAACCAAACGCTGCCATTATAACTAATTGGACTAAACTTTTTGTTTTTGATTCATCTAATCCAGGATGTTTATTAAAAACATCAATCATATTTGAGGCCAGTCTTTTGTATGTTTTGACTGGAACCGGAAAATCACCATGACTACTACTAGCTTCAATATCAAAACTACAAATTTTATAAGGAACGCGAGTTTCTTTTTGTGATAATGGTTTTAAATTTTCAATACCACAAATATATTCATAGTCGCACGTAGTTGTGTTTATTTCCGGAACTTTCGATTTGGATGTATTAATTTGTACCCAACCAGAAGGACTAATATTATGAATATGAAAATAACGCAAAAGTGGAGGTATATTACTTTCATATAATTCAAGATTAATGCCTTTAAATTGGAATGGCACTCGGACTCTTACTCCATTTTTCTCACCATACCACAAATTCTTTGTTTTATTCATTGCAGCAGTATTTTTAAAAGTAATTTTAGCAAATTTATATTCTTTACCTGCAGTGAATCCATATAATTTTTTATGTTTAACTAATTCTACATCAAGTATTGATTTACCGTGATATTCTGCTTTATCTACTAATTCGCGGTATAGGCAACGCGTATCGTAATCAGTCCAATCGTTAGCTACTTTAACATAAAAGAATGGAGTATAATTATTAATATAGATACTACATGTTTCGCCCTTTTCATTAACACCAAACATTTGAATAATCATATATGGTTTTTCCTTAGGTTTCTTTTCAGTTTCATCATCGCTCGACTTTTTTTGGCTACTCAAAACGTCATCATATACACGAAAATCAATCAAACGAAATGATTTACTACATACTGTTTTTTTCACTTTAATTTTCATGGATGTACTTTCGGACATGTTGTTATTCATTGTGTAAGTTTTATTACCTTTTTTGTAAGTCTTCATTTTGTATTGAATACTAATAAATACAAAATAATTTCAATTTTTCAATATATTATTTCAAAATCCGAATAGAGCAAAAAAGTTCTTCTTTGTTTTCTTCGCCTTTTTTGTTTTCTTCGCCTTTTTTGTTTTCTTCGCCTTTTTTTTTCCACCCATAATACCATGATGTTTATAATATCTTTTTACCATAAACTTTTCCATTTTATCACAAGTACGTTCTTGTTTATCATCATAATATTGAATACCTTTTTCTTGATCAATTAAAAATATAGTAGGAACATATTCATATTTTATGTTAGTTTGCCGTAAAAAATCTTGATTATTTTTATTAAATTCTTCTAATTGTTTTAGATCTCTACTTATTTCTATTTCTAAATAGTCATCCGGTTCAGGTATATTGTGATTACTACATTTATTTTTTATATTTTCCTTCATTTTTTCCCATTCTGGTTGCATTTTAGTACAATGCCAACAACTATCTGAATATATTTTTCCTATAACTATTCTGGGTGAAGCCGACGATTTCGATTCTTTAGGAGTACTTTTATTCTTGCTTAAATTTTGTGGTGATCTAGATTTAGAAACCATTTACAAAATAAATCTATATAATATGTATAGATTTATTTTAGCAATTATATAATGGCGCGAAAACTAATAATCATAATTTTAATAATCATATTTTTACTAGGAATGTATATTTATTCAAGTGATATGATTTCAATTAAAGATGCTGAAAATAAGAAAGATAAAAAGAAGGATGAAAAAATAAACGAAGGATTACAAAATAAAACTGCAAAATGTCCCAATATGTTAGTTAAAAAAGGCAATCAATTATATTTATTCAACAATACAGACCCACAGGATGAACCACCCATTCAATTCAATAATCTAGATGAATATGTTGCATATGTCGAAAATCAACGTGCTCAAGGAATACGTTGTCCAATCATGTTCTTACAACAAGAAAATGACGTCCAAGGAAATGATGTATATAGAATTCGTCCAAGTATCTTTGACCAACAGGGTGGTATGTATCCTTTAACGGTAGCCCCAGTAATTGATTCAAATAGAACAAGTAGTAAATATAACGTTAATAATTATCCAGCATTTGACCCATATGGATTACAAGTTGGTGTATTCAATAAATTAGACGAAATACATTATTCTACTGAAAAGGCTGCTTTAAGTGATAATCCAATGGATACAAATTGGGGTGGAGTTGAATTTACCCAAGATGCAGTTGAATCTGGAAAATATAACGATAATATGGTTACAAAACCAGTTTATTTTACACCAAAAACACAATTCTTTCCAAGTTTATATGGAGAACCGGAACCAACATCATTCAAGGGTTCTCGGCAATAAGTAGGTTTTTACACTTTCAATGCACGATTTACTTACTTTTCTAATTTTTCCTTTACTATCAATTACTATATTGTCTAAACAACTCGAATTTATTTTTAATTCATCCATCAAATGACTAAATGAATTAAATTTTTTCATGATTGCGGTAGCAGTTGTTGAACTTATTCCCGGAATTTGACATAAAATAATTTCGCCAATGTTCTCCGGTGTAATATTATCTTTTTTCACTTTTTTCACTACAGTACAATAATTTTGTTCTGTCTCTGTTGATGTTATATGCGTAGCGTTATTTATAACCGGTATTGCTATCCCACTTTGTAGTTTTCGATCGATTTTATCCGCCATATGTACTAACAGTTCGGCTGTATCCATACAACTTTGACTTCGTAATACACTAAACCCTTTGAAAAAGTTTAGCGAAGTTATCGTCGAATATAGTAATTTTTTTTCAGCGGGTCCTCGTAATGTGCTAACATTTCCTTCTATAATATAAATTACATTGTGTAGAGAACATTCACCGTTATGCGACAATCGATAGCTTTGTTCTTCGTATCTACCGTCTTTAATGCTTGCGAACAAATCTGGTATTGTTTTTCGTTCAATTATAGATAGGAGAACATTGTCATTTGTGTATAATAAAACATCACCGATAGGTAAAGCACGTTTTTCAATTATCAACGATGTTTTCAATTGTGGATTTTGTGTAGCAATATAAGATACACAATTGTTGTATAAAGCAATTTCACGTTCATCAAACACGACCTTCATAACTAAATAATACAATAGAATATAGCCTAAATATTATATTATTTTATGAACAAATAAATAAAAATATATTTACCAGTTTGTACCATATGTAGCTGGTTTCCATACCATTGGACGTGAACCGATTGGACGAGATGGTCTAACATTTGGATTAGCAGGAATAGCCATAAATGCATTACTTTTTGGTAATCCATTGATAGCGTAAGCGATATTTGTAGCTTCAGTTAATCCGTTTGGAACACGACCAGCTTTCTTGTCTCCACCACCTTGATTTTGATTTGAAATACTAGCGGCGCGTCTAGCTCTGACTGATCCGTTCATTAATACCATTTTATAATATATATAGTCTAAATATATTTTTTTCAAATTATGGCTAATATACTTTTGTAAATAATTGAAATGAATTAAAGAATAACTTCTATACTATAAAATACCGTTTATTTCATTTTATTTCCAGAATAACATGAACAAAACTTTGAATAATACCACTACCGCCGCTGCCGTATCACATATCGATGACGATATTCGTATAGAGAAAAATCCGAATGGAACCGATACATACATATTTGATCCTTACAACTCCCTAAATAAAGAAATACCTACAGCCGAAATCCAAAATATTTTGAAATCATATGGTATAAATGTTCCAATACATAACTATCAATTATACAAACGAGCATTTATTCATCGTTCTTATACAAAACGACCAAATATAGAGAACATACAAAATAATATTCATATTGTTCCTCAACCGGAAGACTGTTTACCACTTTATACTAAATCAAATGAGCGTTTAGAATTTGTAGGAGATGGAGTATTGGAATGTATTACTAAATATTATTTATATAGAAGATTTCCTAAAGAAAATGAGGGATTTATGACCGAAAAAAAAATTGCATTAGTAAAAAACGAGTCAATTGGTAAAATGGCATACGAGATGGGACTACATAAATGGTTTGTTCTATCAAAACATGCGGAAACAAAACAAACTCGTACCAATTTAAAAAAATTAGGGTGTTTATTTGAGTCCTTTATTGGAGCCATGTTTTTAGATTTCAATAAAATAGACGTTAATGACGAGGATGGGTGGTTTAAAAATGTATTCATTACCGGCCCAGGGTTTCAAATGGTACAGATTTTCGTTGAAAACGTCTTTGAAAAACACGTGGATTGGATTACCCTTATTCAAAATGATGATAATTTTAAAAATATATTACAAGTTAAGATACAAAAAGAGTTTAAGGTAACCCCACATTACTGCGAAATAGAAGAACATAATGTTGATACTGGATTTCACATGGGAGTTTATTTATGCTTAGGGCAACCAATTCATACTGTTAACAAATCGACTGCTATTCTATGCAGTGCATTTAACTCATACAATGATATGCATCAATATATGTCAGAGCACGGTAAAATGTTTGTATTCTTAGGTGAAGGAACACATAAAATAAAGAAAAAAGCTGAGCAAGTAGCATGTGAAACTGCTATACAAAATCTATCTGGTTTTTAACTATATATGGCAGAAATAGTGCGACTATTATCTGGTCTTGCGTAATCGCTATATTTATAATCATATGTAGCAAATGCACGAACCAGAAAACGGTCATATCCATCATATTTTGGTGAAAAAGGCGATCTACCATGAACTGCTCGTCGATTATCGATAAAAATAATATCACCAGGCTGCATATTATGCTTGAGTCTGTATTTATAATAAATATCTACTATTTTTTTTATCATATTATCAGAATCTTCGGTAGTTCCCTTCATTAGATCTTGGTCGAACACTAATATAGGATCAGTTTCGAGGTCTCCTCTCAAAATTGGCATTGGGCCACGAATATCACCGTCTATGAATTCATTTCCATTTAGTTTGAACGATAAGTCAACACCAGTTATCCATAATGGTTCTCGCAACAGCGCAATTTCATGTTGCGATAAGTTATCTAGAATGAATTGTACTGGTAGTATATAAGTTAATGCGTTTGGATCGCCTCGTATACAAGATAAACTGAGAATATCCGGTTTTAATTTTGAAAAAGCTTGTTCTGTATGAATTTCTAATTCAATATTACTACTTACACTTGTTTGTTTAGTAGCCATTGATTGAATCGGAATAATATCTTGAAATAATCTACCGTATCCTTCGGCTTCGTAAGCTATCATTTCACCTATTGTATGAATCAGAATACTTTGAATTTTGGACAAAATTGTAGTTTCTCCTATTTTTTCATTACTTCCCAAGGGCGTTTTCAATTCATCGCATAAAAGTCCAGTATTTATATATAAAAACCCATTTTTAGAACCATATTTTGCAAAATTTACAAGGAGAGTTTTAATGCGTTCTGGTACATTTTCACATTGTGCTTTGGATTGTTTACAAAATAATTCTGGATCATCGGATGGAATTGCTGGTATTTGACTCGCAAGATTTTGTAATATGATAAGTTCTTCTTTATCTACGTTAATATGCGTTAAATTATTATTAAATTTTTCCATAATAAAAATTAATAATAATACTATAAAATGGTATTACAATTCTTTTCTTGATTTTTAACTTATTATAGACCTACTATAGACCTACTATAGATACAAATCCCTTACATCATATAATTTCCATAAATCAGGATACTTTTTGTTAATAATTTCAATAATTTGTTCTGGTTTCAATACATTATCCTTTTTCAATGTTTCGCAACAATCCACTATCATATCCTTTGAATTTAATATAATCGATGTAGCTTCTGCGTGAGCTAACATTAATAAATGATTTATTTCTTGATCAATTAAAAATTTGGAACGTTCGCTTAGGTCAGGATATATACTTTGTTTTCCCATACCATATTGTAATATCATATTCTGTGTTAATTTGTATGCTTCTTCTAAGTCTTTACGGGCACCAGTAGTAACCGAATAACCGTAAAACACTTCTTCTGCAATTCTTCCGCCTAATAGAACCATTAAATGCGAAAAAAGCCCATTTTTTGTATAAATATTATTATCTTGGTCATTGTTTTCAAAAATAGTATATCCTGGTGTTTTTGGCGACCATAAATTAATACATACTTTCGCCAATTTGGAATGTTCTGGTGAAAAGAAACCTACTATTGCATGACCCATTTCATGAATTAGAATTCGTTGAATAATATCATCACTATATTTGTTTTCTGTACTTTGCCATCCAGCTACCATACGATTAATAATAAATTCTAAATCTTCCATGGATATAACTTCACGATTTTCTCTTAATGCACGCAACATAGATTCATTGATTAAGTTTTCTATTTGCGCGCCTGAAAATCCACCAGTCATTTCAACCAAATAATCTACTGAAACTATCGGTTCAATCGGTTTTCCTTTCAAATGAATAGTTAAAATCGCGCGTCTTGTTTCACTATCCGGATTTCCTATAAAAATATTCTTATCCATTCTACCTGGACGAATAATTGCAGGATCTAGTAGATCAACACGATTGGTTGCACCAATTACAAAAATACCATTTGAACTTTTAAATCCATCCAAACTGATTAATAACTGATTCAGTGTTTGATCTTTTTCTGAATTCGATGATACTTCATCATTACCTCGTTTTCTTGCGACAGCATCAATTTCATCGATAAAAATTATACATGGTTTATTTTTCTCAGCCAATTTAAATAGCTCGCGAACCCTACTAGCGCCTACACCAACGTATTTTTCAGAAAATTCACTACCTGATACAGGAATAAAACTTACATTCAATTCGCCACAGAACCCTTTTGCTATTAGTGTTTTACCATTACCTGGAGGGCCTTCAAATATAATACCTTTTGGGGTTCGAACATTGTATTTTTTGTATTTATCATAGTTAATTAATATATCCGCTGTCTGCAATAATTCAGATTTAATTTTAGAATAACCACCAACGTCATTAAATGAATAGGGTGATTTTTTGATTAATTGAAAATTACCATCTCCACTTGTTTCCGAATTGTCATTATTGTCGCCATCATGGTCATATGGTCTTCTACGTCCATTTGTAGCTTGTATTGGAATATCAAAACCATTTGATATGCTTGCGCGTGCGTTCTTATGTTTATAACGAAATACACCCAACTGGTCAAAATATCCATCATCGCGAGTAATTTGTCTAGGGTCTGAGTCTAACCTTGACTTTGGATGTCTTTCATATAAATCATAGTCTGCGTCATCATTGTCGTCATAATATTCTTGGTTTGTTTTTTTATACATATTTTCTAATTCATTCTCTAATTCCATTTCAAATTGCTTGTGTTCTTCATAGTTCTTTGTAATTTCGTTGTTAATAGTTTCGATAATTTCAGTTATATTGTGCTGGTTATTTTTTGTAGAATTTACATTGTATTTTAAAAAAATAGAACTTCTATGTGGATTATAAACACTATTTTTTAAATAAAACATTTTTTCTATTTTTTCCAAGTTTTTTTTATCCAAATGATTCGTTTTAAAATTAAAACGTGGAAAAAATTTATCATTATATGCGATAATCGAATTTATTGAAATCCACAGCAAATAAATGGTAAATATTTGTTGTAGCATAATATATAGTATACTTCACCACGAAACTTCTATATTAGTTTTATTTATAAAAATATTATATAGAGATTATTGTATAATATTTATAGGAATCTAGGTAAAAATGCTTCTTACAAAATTATTTAATTTTATATTACTTACTAGTGCTAAACATAAAATAGACGAATCGCATGGATTATCTCATAGTATGAATACATTGTTGTTTGCGAATAAAATATTTGAAAACGAGGTTATGCGTAAACCGCAATTATTGGAACAAGAACGCGTAATTTATGTATCTGCTCTTTTACATGATATGTGTGATAAAAAATACATGAATGAAAATGAAGGAATACGTGATATTGAAGACTTTTTACAATATAAATTGCAACCAATTGAAATTGAAGCTACTAAAAATATTATATCAACTATGTCTTATTCAACTGTTAAAAAAAACGGATTTCCTGATCTAAAAGATTATCAAAATGCATATCATATTGTTCGTGAATCTGACTTACTTGCGGCATATGACTTTGACCGAGCAATGTTATATCATATACACGTTAATAAATCGGACGCGAATACTGCTTTCACCAATTCGCGAAAAATTTTTATGGATAGAGTATTAAAACACAATGATGACGAATTATTTATTACTGAATTTGGTCGTCGCGAATCTGTTATATTACATGATGCCGCAATAAGAAGGATGTTTCAATGGCGACAAATGATGGATAAAAAATGTCTTTCATGATAGACGCAGGTTATTTTATGTATGTATGGTATATAATTTATCTAATATAGCTAAATTATATAATCTATCCCTTAATTTTTCTTGGATTTGCTGTTTTTCTTGGATTTGCGGTTTTTCTTGGATTTGCGGTTTTTCTTGGATTTGCTGTTTTTCTTGGATTTCTTACCACCACTTAGTTTTGCTGGTGATAAGGGTGAAATTTTTTCTACATTTCCACCTTTAAATTCTGCGGGACTTAATTTAAAGCATTCAGCAAGAGAAGTACCACCACTTACTTTTGATGGTGCTAAAGTGGAAAGTTTTTCTGCATTTCCACCACTTATTTTTTCTGGATATAATGGAACTTCTCCAGCTAGATCGTTTTTACCACCACTTACTTTTTCTGGATATAATGGAACTTCTCCAGCTAGATCGTTTTTACCACCACTTACTTTTTCTGGATATAATGGAACTTCTCCAGCTAGATCGTTTTTACCACCACTTACTTTTTCTGGATATAATGGAACTTCTCCAGCTAGATCGTTTTTACCACCACTTACTTTTGATGGGGCTAAAGTGGAAAGTTTTTCTGCATTGCCACCCTTAAATTCTTTAGCTGCGTCAACCATAGCCTGTTTGTAAGTGTATCCGCCATCTACACTTTTCTTTGATTTGTAAAACTTACTTAAAAAGTTCAACCACTCTTTTGCCATTTTGTTTATATAATAACATTATATATTTTTTATAAATTATATAATATTATAATACAATACAATTTCTAATATTTTACTTATATGAGGTACATTAAATTATACGCAATAATTTATATTATTCCATATTTTATCTAAATTTAGATTCAACGAGTCGTCGAATCCTCCATATAATCCACATATTCGATTAACATTCATTGAATGTGCAATCGATAACGGTGAAGATAAACTACCTACAAATAATTTACACGATGATATAGCGCTACATAATTCTTCAAAATTGGTAATATTATAATATTCAATGTTTAACTTTGTTTTTTCACAAAAAAAGGCATACTGTTGTATATCAGAAGAAATATATATTAAATCTCCCTTGTATTTATCGTATAATAAGTTAAAATCTAAAAGCGGCCATCTATAATTAGTTGTGTTAATTAACACTTTATTATTCCATTTTGGATCATTCTCGACTTCAATCCATTTATGTTTTCCCCAATCTATATTATATACATTAGTGTAATTATAATGCCAATTATTATTAAATAAATCTGGTATGTTTCTCCAAATAGTTAAATCTATATCATAATTTTCTCCACCAAATAATTTATAATCTTGAACATATTTTTGTTTTATAATGGTGCTATACGTATCATTATATGTATTTTCTAAACCATACCTAAATGTATCTCCCTTATTTGATATTAATATAATTCCTTTCCTTCCTGTATTACAAAAGTTCTCACATACTACTGATAATGACTGAATAAAATCACCCAATAATCCACCATTTATATATGTAATTGGATTAAATGCAAACATATGTTTATCATTTTCATTTAATAACGGAAGCACATAACACGATATATTTACTGTATGTTGGTTTGTAATAGAATGATCAACTGTCAAACTGTCAAGAATTGTCGGATTTTTAAAAATACGTTTTATAATAGAAATACATTCAGTATCTTCACTTGATAATGATGTATCAAATGATACTAAATCATATTCAAGTAATAAGTAGTTTATTTCTGGTATTTTATTGTATATTTCATCTTCGTTTTGTATTATTATTTTACAATGCGTTTGTGCATAGCTTTTTTGTTCTCGCAATTCAGATGTAGTAGATAAATTAAACCAATTTTTTATACGAAATCGCTTTTGATTATATTCAAATATGTCATTTGATAATCTTGCGAAATCCGTATTTTCTATGGACATTCCCTTTACCATATCAGTAATATCCCATATTTTTTCATTTACATACATTAGCAATTTGTAGTAAAAAGCATATTCTATTTTATATTTATTGCATTCTTGTAATTCGTCGATCTCTTTTTGTATTTCAATTTGTTTTTGTTGATTGGGTATTTTTTTGTACTTTAATTCTAATATAGACAATTTGTCTATAGCTTCTCCAATAGATACCTTAACGTTCATATACTTTTATAAATAATATATATATATACATATATACATATATATTATATTATTTTTCATTATGATATTAATAACCGGTATAGATGGATTTATAGCAAAACATTTGCATAATAAATTGAAACAAATAACAAATATTGAAATAGTGGGTACAAATAGAGAGGATAGTTTAAATATAACAGAAATTTTGAATAAAACAAATCCAGAATATATATATCACACAGGTGCTGAAATATATAATAATGATGAAATGTTTAATAGTAATATACTATTAACCTATAAAATATTAGAATATTGTAGAACGTCTACAAATTTAAAACGGTTGATAATTATAGGTTCATCTTCAGAATATGGTAGAAAAAATAAACCTATGACAGAAGATGATTTATTAGAACCAAATACAATATATGAAGGAACAAAAGCTGCATGCAGTTTACTTGCACAAAGTTATTCACATACATATAACATTCCTATTTTTATTATTAGACCGTTTACAATATATGGTCCAGGTGAAAAACCAAATAAATTTTTACAGATATTATTTAGGAAAAAAATAAATAATGACAAAACAATCAACGTATCGCATGGCGTTCATGATTATGTTTATATAGATGATTTTATAAATGCTATCATAGAAATAATTGATAAAAATGAAAAAATGTTTGATATAATAAATATTGGTTCTGGAATTCAAACTACAAATATGGAGGTAGTTAAAATTTTTGAAAAAGTAAATAATTATTACTTTGATACATATTTACCAATTGAAAGTAAAAAATATGATTCAAATATGTGGGTTTCAGATAACTCAAAATTAAGCAAATTTTATAAAATACAATTTTCATTAGAAGATGGAATTAAATTAATGAAAAGTAAGTTATAATAAGAAAATTAATATATAATGGTTTAAATATAATGAATAGAATTTTAGAAATATCTTACAAACATAATTTATCACATATTGGTAGTTGTTTGACTATGTATCCAATATTGGAAGAAATATATAATAAAAAAAATGAAAACGATATAGTAATTTTATCTGCTGGACACGCAGGATTGTCGCAATATGTTGAAATTGAAAAACAAAGTAATGGTTTAATTAATGCCGAATATTTGTTAGAAAATATGGGAATACATCCAATGAGAGATCCAAAAAATGGTATTCATGTTTCATCTGGTTCACTTGGAAGTGGAATTTTAGTAGCAGTTGGATTAGCACTGTCTGATAAAAATAGAAATGTATATTGTATTTTATCTGACGGCGAATGTGCCGAAGGTTCTGTATGGGAAGCATTAGCATTTTGTCAAAAAACGAATTTATCTAATTTAATTGTTCATGTAAATATTAACGGGTTTTCAGCATATGATGCGATTGATCGTGTTTATTTAGAACATAGATTAAAATCATTTTTACCAAGCATTGTTATACATCAAACAAAAAATCCAACATACCTGGGCGATTTAAATGCACATTACCACGTTTTAAAAAGTGAGAAAGAAATAGATAACATTCTATACCATTAAATATTTTGAAACAACCAATATACAATTTATTTATTAGTATAATCATTTTTTTATCAGTTAGTATATTGTATTAGAGTAAACAATGATTTTATTATTTAGTATAATAAAACCATTATAAATAATATTATTCGGGTTCTAAAGTTTGAACACATATAAAGAATCGTGGCCAATGGTTTCACACATATAACCAACATTTTCAAAATTTTTTTTTATTATTTCTCTATTTTCTTGGGTACTTGTATTCTGTGTTGAATGAATTTCGATAAACCATTTATCTACTATATGAAATAATGGTTTCACACATTCTTCTTTTAATGCAATCATTTCACTTCCTTCAATGTCACACTTAACAAAATCTACTTTTTCAATATTATTTTCTTTTAAAAAACTATATATACTTTTTGATTTAACCGTTATTTCACTTCCATATCTGTTTATAATACTGTTCATTGTAGTATTGGAATCACTTAAATAAAATGGAATATCTGCATCACAATCGCTTATAGCAATATTTACAGGTATTATAACATTGAAGTCCTTTGTAAATTCTTTTAATAATTCAAAATGTTTTGGAGTTGGTTCAAACGAGTAAATTTTCTTTGCGCAATCCACACAATGTAAACTAAACAATCCAATGTTTCCACCTATATCCAATATAGTCAAATTATTTCCTTTCAAATAATTTAAATATATTTTGTCGTTATTAATTTGATTAATAATAAAATCAGCATAATTTTCAGGTTCGTCAAAATGTTTTTTTGCAAGAATATTATTACTTCTAATGTAAATATTATTACCTGCAGTTGTCAGTAAAGTTCGCTCTAGTATGTAAGACATAATATATATATATATATATATATATATATATATATACTTTATATTATAACGCATTTATAATATTTTATTAAAAAACCAATCATTAACTTCTTTGTTAAATAATTCGTGCATTCTTAATTTTATACCACCTCTTGCAACATGATAAGCTTTAACTTGCTTACAATCTAGGTATAACTTATCATTTGATACATACACATTTTGTTCTCTACCTAAAGATGCGCAATTATAATACTGTTGAAAATCACTAGAATTAAAATCATAATGACCATCTAATATTTTGGTTTTATAATTACCATTATAAAATAAAATGTTTAAAACATCATTTTCTCTTAATGGTAAATCTCTTGATAATTTTTCAGATAATATCTCATAATCATCCCAGAATTTTTTACTTGTACTTGCTATCAATCCTCCTTGTATATATTTTTCTTTAGAAACATACTGGATATCAATGTCATTCAAATTTGTTTTTTTCAATTCAACATTCATAACTGCATTATAATTAGCACATGCAGCAACATCATAATCACCTTTCAATATTTCTTCTAATCTATCGAATATATAAAAATCACTATCAATATTAACTACAAGGTCATAGTCATTGTATAATAATTTAGCAAAAGAAGCTTTACAATTATCACTATATAACCATTTTTTCTCATTAAAAAGCGCATCTATTTCATTTTGTTCAAAAACTTTCAATTCAATATCTGGGTGAAAAAATTTAAAGCTTTTATAAAAATTATCAAAATCAACAACTGAATTTTTATAATTATGCGTTATCCAAGTATAAAATACTATCTTCATAATATTTATAATAAATAATATACTATAAAATGAGAAAATATTTTGCTAAATATTTATTTGAAGAAATGATGAACAATGAAAAAATTATTGTAATAACAGCTGATATCGGTTATGGTATTTTAGATGAGTTAAGACAAAAATTTAATGAAAGAGTAATTAATGTAGGATCGTGTGAAATGTTAATGATTGGTGTTGCAGTAGGTTTATCTTATGAAGGATATATTCCAATTTGTTATACTATTACTCCTTTTTTACTATATAGACCATTTGAAATGATACGAAATTATATAAATTATGAAAATTTAAATATAAAATTAGTAGGTAGTGGAAGAGATAAAGATTATAGTCATGACGGATTTACTCACTGGGCAGAGGATGATGTAGAAATAGTTTCAAATTGTTTCAAAAATATTCAAATTATCAAACCCGAAATATTAACAAAAGATATATTTGACAATTTCATTAATTCAAATAATCCTTGTTATTTAAATTTAAAAAGGATTTAAAAAATTAGTACATAAATATATAATATAATATACAAATTAAATGATAGTTTTTACAACTTTGCATAATGACGAATTTAAGCTATTAGCAGATTTAACATTACCAAATAAAAAAACATATTGTGAAAAACATAATTATCCTTTAATAATAAATACCGATAATTGGCATAATATTCCGATTGGTTTTGAAAAGGCTTATTTAATAAAAGACGCGTTTGATACTTTTCCTGATTGTGAATGGGTATTTTTTTCAGAATGTGATACCCTAATTACAAACATGGATATAAAGTTAGAGGATATAATAAAAAATGAAGAAAAACATTTTGTCATTACTACAGATATAAATGGAATAAATGCTGGTAGTTTTTTTATAAAAAACTCTCATGAAGGTAATGAATTTTTACAAGATATGTTTAATGGTATAGGTAAGTTTAACCATGAACAGGAGTTTATTATAGATTCGTTTTTTATTTCAAGAAAACATCACAATAAAATATCTTTGTATCCGCAAAGAAAATTTAACTCTTATATTCACAATTGGAATGATTTATTTGGTAATAATGGACAATGGCAAGAAAATGATTTCATAATACATTTTCCTGGAATAGCTTATACCGTCAGATTAGATTTATCACGCGAATATTTATTAAAAGTTAAAAATATATAATTGTTTATTTTACGCCTTTTATTTTTACACCATTGAATATTTACATATTTTAACATTTCAAACGACGATTATTTATAGACAATTTTATAAATAATCATTTGTATATTTTCTTTAATCAATCGCCTTTTATATTTTCTTTCAAGTTCTCATACTTTAACCCATATAATTTTTGTAAGCTTGATTTCAACATACTAAAATAATTTTCTATGGAATACATTTTTTGATTTCATCTAAAATATTATTCATTGACCTAGTTGGGGTCCATCCTAACCCTAATAACTTTGTAGGATATCCTTTTATATTTGTTGGCAATGCATCAAATCCTAAATATTTGTTCTCTATTATCACCACTCGAGTCTCAGTTTCTTTTTTATATAAAATATTTTCACGTTGTTCTAATTCTATTCCTGCATTTTTATACAATTGTAATACTAAATCATACACTTTATGACTTTCAGTATTACATATCAAATAATCGTTTCCTTTTTCTTGTGAAATTATCTTATGAATAGCATTTGCAACATCCGATGCATGTAATATATTTCTATAAGAACTTAAATCGCCTACAATAAGTGGTTTTATCGTGTCAATGATTTTACATTCTTCGATATGTGTTTTAACTTTATTCAATAAAAAATGTCGCTTCTTCAATGGAGATTCCGTTGTAAAGATAACACCATTATAAAATGGTAAACTATATGTATCCCTATAAAACTTCACCATATTATGCCCCATTATTTTAGATATAGAATATGGATGTGAATGATACATATTATGGTCATCTTCTGCAACTGTATAATCTACATGGCCCTTATATATTTCACTACTAGATGCATTAAATAATTTTGTATTCCATCCATGTTTGTGAATTATATCACATAATTTAACTGTCAATAAACCATTCGACTTTATAGTCTCCAATGGATTATTATATGCATATTGCGAACTTGATATAGATGCCATATGAACTATTACATCTGGTTTTACTATTGATATCGTATTTTCTAGTTTTAAATCATCATTCATATCCAAGCAAAACTTGGTAATATTTTTTTCATGTGTAAAATCAATATTGCGCGTTATTCCATATAAATTATAATCAGTAAATCTTTCTTTAATATAATGCGAAATCATTCCATCGCAACCGGTTAATAATAACTTAGGTTTTGATCCGACAACTTCAAAATTTGGAAACGAAAATATAAATTGACCTCCATTTTCCAAAAATACGTTCTCTCGTTTTATTATTTCATCTCTAAAATGCCAAGGTAATACAAATAAATAATCAGGAGGACTTTCTCTCATTTCTTCTTCGCTTATTATTTTTATTCCAGTAGATGTCATTTTGCCTATTTTATTCGGGTTTCTTTCTACTGCATATTTTATATAGGTTTCATCTAAACCGGCATATTGCAATAAACAATTTCCTTTTGTAGATGCGCCATAAATATATACGCTTTTTCCATTTGCAATTACAGTTTTAATGAAACTCTTCAGTTTTTTAACTTCAATATTTACATTATCCATAAACTTTCTATATAAATCTATATCCATTATTCCATATTCACGTTCATCATTCAAAATTTTATCAACTAATTCACTATTTGGGTTATGTATAGTAGATGTATTCTTTGCAAAATACACACGAAAACTGCCACCATTCGAATCATTAAACTTAACGTCTGTAATTACAAATCCTGCTCTATCTGCAATATTTTTTACTTGATGTAAAGAATAGTATTCCAAATGTTCATGACAAATAGTATCGATACTATTGGTTTTTATCATTGTTGGCAAATAACTTTGTTCGCATGTCCATATACCATTATCATCTAATATAGAATGTATGTCCTTTGCAAATTGTACTGGATCAGGTAAATCATAAAACATACAAATCGAACTTACCATTTTTGGCTTTATATTTCCAAATTTATTAGTAAAATTGTCATAAGTAAAATAAGTGGGTAATAATTCTACGTCGCCATAATAGTCAGCAAATTGATTTCCGGTAGGATCAACCCCGATTCTTCTAAGCGTATTCGAATAATATTGCAACATAGTTGAATCATTACTTCCAATATCCACTATAATATCACCACTAGATAGCTGTAATTTTGTTAATATTTCTTCTTGATATAATTTCAAATGTGTTCTCATTGTATTACTTATTCCGGATCTGTATCCATATTCATGTTCATACAATTCATTGCAATCAGTTGTCTCTTTCAATTGAACTAATCCACAACTACCACACATACATAAAGTTATGGATGTTTTTGGAGTTGAAAAATCTCCGTATAGAGGGAATCTAGATGTAATATATTGTTCCCCTAGACTAATTATATCAGTTGTTTTGTCATTACATAACCTACATTGTTGTATATTATTCATATTAGATATACAAAACATATTAAGGTTATCTTTATATTTTAGTTTATTTCAATATATTCTTCAATAAATGTTCAATATTTTATATATTTATTTATATATAACTATGCATGTTCATAATACAATTATAATTGGTTCTGGAATTTCTGGTATTTTTACATTGAAACATCTTTTAGAAGAAGGAAATAAAAACGTTTTAGTATTAGATAAAAATCCTCAACCATTTGGCGTTTGGGATATTAACAATCCACATGGTGTATTTGAAAATACACATACTGTATCTTCTAGATTGTACATGACTATAAGCGATTATCCTATGCCTGAAAATACACCAGAATTTCCACATCACAGTTTAATTTTAAATTATTATAAAAACTATGCTACACATTTTAATTTATATCCTTATATAAAGCAAAATTGCAGTGTCATATCTGTTAAAAAAACAGACGGCATTTGGATAATTACTACAAAAAACACTACATATTATACTGAAAATGTTGTAATCGCTACTGGGACAGTGAATGACTGTCCAAATATACCTGATGATGAAATGTATAAAAATTTTACAGGAGAGATATACCATAGCGATTCATTTGATAAAATTAAAAATACAACCAATAAAAAAATATTAATTGTCGGTGGTAGTGATACAGCAGTAGATTGTGCAACAGAATTAATTCGAAAAAAAAATAAAATAACAGTATCAATTAAAAATGGAGTATGGTTTCAAAATAGAAATCTAGGAGCATATGAACCAGCTGATATGGTTTATAATCGCGCCTTAGATTTTTTTATCAAAAATATCTCATCAAAAAAATTCATTGATAATAATACAGATCCGAATGCAAATAATAACATACAGTTTTATTGGGGTGAAAGAGGTTCCGGTGTAGATATTTGGAAATCAAAATGTGATTATTTAAATTCATATTATGTTAAATCAAGAGAAATAATCGATTTAATCTCAAAAGGCATAGTCATTCCTGAAAATGGTATTGTTGATATTGATAAAAACAAAATTACATTTGAAACGAAAGACTCAGACGAATTTGACATTATTTTATTTTGTACTGGATATAAACCATTAAAATGTATGAAGTTTTTAGATGATAAAATAGTGAATACCCAAAAATATAAACATATATTTTATGAAAATGACCATTCTATAATGTTTGTTGGATTTATACGCCCATATTTAACCTCTATACCAATGTTAAGTGAATTACAGAGTAGATGGGTTGCTAAGGTAATTTGTAAACAATGTAAATTACCATCCGCACAATATATGAAAACAGAAAATAGTAAAGATACTTTGCGTCAGAAAAAAGAATTTCCATGTTCATATAATCGATTACAAACACTAGTCGATCCATATGATTATTGTAATATGATTGCCAAAAATATTGATGCGCAAATAAATACGACCAATTTGTTTTTTACCAATCCAAGATTATTATATATGATATTATTTGGTTCTTGGAATCATTATGTATATAGATTAAACGACCAAGATGCAAATAAACGAAAAATAGCGATTGAAGGAATAAAACAAGTTTACTCAGAGAAATCGAGTATTAAATTAGTGCATTTAATATACAGTAATATTTATTATTATCTATTTTATTTATTAATTGCATTGATATTAGTAATCACTTTTATATATATTATTATAAATAGTAAAATTATCAAAAAAATAAATTTTAGTCGAGTTTACAAATCAAAAAATAAATAACGTTATTTTGCAAAAATATCTGTTTATATTTTATTATACAATGAATGGTTATAATAAAATATTTTTAGTATCAGTATTAATTATTGTTTTTTCTATAATAAATGAAATGTATTTTCCATGCGTAGATAATAGTAAACCATCTACGATCGAATATTTGCATATTTGTTTCATACGTTATATTCATTATTTAGTTTATTTATTGTCCTCTTTTTATTTGATATTTTTTAGTGGAATTGGTAAAAAATTTGATGCGTATGTATATTTAACATTAGTTTTCGGAATCGTTTTAGGATGGTATATATTTGATTGTTGCTGGTTATCTTATTCAGAATTATTATTTTATAATATTGATCTAGAAAAAACAAAAACAATTTTTCATCCTACTTTTATTTCAATATTCGGTAATTATACATCGTGTTTTATGACGATATCTGGAATTTTGTATATAATAACAGTAAGTATTTTATTATTGAGTTTGAAATCGATTCATTTTATATATAAATTATTATATTTCATTGTATTTTTATTTCTATTTTGTGATTCACTAATTAAAAGTAGGGTTGGTGAGGTATTTTATTCTGAAAAAAAGAACAAACAATTACATATATTAAAAACAATATATAATAAATATACATCATTTATGAAAAATTATATAATCAGTACATGAATAAAAATTTTGAATTAGAAAAGGCTTATAAACAATTATTTTTTATATAATTCTAAAAACCGTTTACGTTGTTCATCAAAGTCAACAATTGGCTTGGGATATCGTATTCTTTCATATTTTTGTAAAAAACAACTCTCATTCCAATTGTGCAAATCTTTTGCTTCAACATTATGTAATTCAGGTACCCATTTTTTTATATAAACCGCATTCGCGTCAAACTTTTCAGATTGGGTCCACGGATTAAATACACGAAAATATGGCATAGAATCTACACCTGTTCCTGAAATCCATTGCCAATTTCCATTATTGCTTGCTACATCATAATCAACAAGATGTTTTGCAAAATATTGTTCTCCAAATCGCCAATCAATCAAAAGAGTTTTAACTAAAAAACTAGAAGCAATTAATCTACCGCGATTATGCATCCATCCAGTAGCATTCAATTGTCGCATACATGCATCTACTACAGGAAAACCAGTTTTACCTTTCATCCATGCATTCAAATATTCCTCAGTATATGGCCAACGTATCGTATTATTCACTTTATGATCTAATAATTTCGGATACCCGTACAAAAGATGAGCATAAAATTCACGCCATATCAATTGTCGTAATATTTCACTATTTTTACCAAATGATTTAACAAAATAATGATAAACTTCTCTTACAGAAATGCAGCCAAATTTGATATAAGCTGAAACTAAACTTGTATTAATAGATAAAATATTTCGTGTATCTTTGTAATCATCTTGGGTTTGTCTGGTTTTTTTTAGTTGAATTATACCGTTTGCTCTTCCTCCATTAACTATTATATTATCATCGTGTTTATAAAAAGTATTACGCGCATCTTGTAATGTTATCTGGTAATCGAATTGTATTGTAGTCGATTTTAACTTATGTTTATTTATATTAATTGGTGTATCTACTTTTTGCTGTAATACCAAACCGTAAAATGGTGTGAATTTCTTATAATATGTATTTGACCCGTTTTTGATTGTTCCTGGCTCATACAAATAATAATCTTGACTCATAACGCAGGGAATATTATGTTTATTGCATAATTCTTCGACTTCACTATCTCGTGATAACGCATATGGTGTATAATCTTTGTTAAAAAAAATAGCATTAATATCCAATTTTTTTATCAAATGTGAAATTACACGCTTGTTTTTACCGTAAAAAAGGCATAATTTACCATCAATGGTTTTTATTTCATTGGATAGATCTTCTAAACTTTCAATCATAAATTGCACTGAACTATTTGATTTATATTTATTTTGTTTACCAACCTGTTCTGGTGTAAAAATGAAACACGTATATACATTTTTACATTTTGAACATGCATTTGCTAATGCAATGTTATCTTCGATTCTCAAATCTCGTCTGAATATAAATAAGCCATTATCATATGACATTTATATAATTTATTATTTTATAAAATATACTTTTATTTTATTTTTATTACTTTATTACATATATTTAGGTAATTAGATATAAATTTTTACATAAATTCATCTTGAATCATTTTTTTTATGTAATCTATAGTTAATATTCTAGGAACCATACTGAAATCAAATGTAGCATATTTCGGTAATTTATCGTAGTCAAATTCGGTCCATGAATTTAATAAAATCATAGGTAAGCCAGTTTCTTTTTGTATTATTTCACTATAAGTATTACGTAATAAAATTGGAACTACTTTCAAATAATAACATTCCCATAATCTATGAGTATCTAATCCATTTCCTTCCGGACAAATACAGTATTCGTAAAGAGATAATCTCAATATATTTGTAATTGGATCAATAATCGGAAGCATTGGAATTTTATTTTCCAATATATTTTTACATACAATTCTTTTAATCGGATTCGTATCTACCTTGAAATTCATAAAAACCCTCTGTGTTTTATCGATTGTCGTATTAAATATATGTTTATATATCAACAAATTACCATGAGGCCATTGACTATTTGCAATTCCAATAGGAACAAATCTCAATTTTGGATGAACGTAATCAATATTTTGACCATACCAACGTATTAATAACGGATTATCTAAAATATTATTTACTGTTTCTTTATTTGTAATATTTTCATCACTATTATGGGTTATTAATACAAATGGATTCTTAAATGACGACATTATTAACAAAAAATGTAGAATATTATGACCATAACAAAATATAACTTTTGGGTTATCATATTGGTTTGGATAATATTTATTAAATTCGTGAAAATGTACATGTTTATGCTTTATTTGATATATAAACGGATTATATTGGAAATCTTGTTCAAATCCAACAAAAATATCTGCACAATCTTGAATACGCTCTCCTGTAATAATTTCGTTTATATCCATTGTGAAATAATATATATTATAATATCTATATTTATATGTTTAATTTACATTTTATTTAGTAAAAATTATTTATATAATATATAATAAAAATGAGTTATGATAAATTTTATGAATTGTTTGAAACTCAAATAGATAGGAAATTTCCACGCAATCAAAGAGTTACAATGTGGCAAGGACATATGATACCACAAGCATTTTATAGAGACGATGAGACAAGACAACAAGCAATAGATTATCTAATAAATAACGGATATCAATTACATAGAGAAAATCAACAGAGAAATGAAATTAATACATATGAACGTGCACCGGAAAGATTTAGACAAGGTTATAAATTCGCATATGTTGAAAATAAAGATGGTACAATAAATCAATATATATTAAACTATACTCAAGATTATAATAACAGAAATCTTTCATGGGGAAAAATGCTTTCAGAAGGAACAATAAAACCAGTTAGTAGTATATTTGCAAAACCGGAAATTAATAGTATAGTTAATAATCCAGTTAATAGTATGTTAAATAGAGAAACCCCACAAAAAAATAACGCGTTAGGAAATACAGATATAACAACATATATTCAAGGATTTAGCAGCGGTTTAAATTGGAAACCCGCAACGCGTTTATTTGAAACTGAACACGATCGTTACGCTAACGTTGCTCCATATTATAAACCTGAAAAAATATTACCACAAGCATTTTTTGAAAAAAATAAAAATGTACAAAAAGCGATTGATAATAGACAAAAAGCGATTGATTTTCTATTAGGTAAAGGATATGAACTATTTAGAGAGAACCAACATAGAGCTGACATTAATACAATACCTCCTAGACATCATGTATATGCGTATGTTCAAAATGAAGATGGTTTGGTGAATCAATATATCAAAAAATATGAAACTGAACGAGATTTGAATATATTACGTACTCAGATTAAGAATCTTACAGGTGGTAAAAAACAAAGAAAAAATACAAAAAAGAATAAACGAAGCATGAAAAAGAATAAACGAAGCATGAAAAA